TTTTTCTGCAATAGAAACGGCCTCCATTGGGTCAATACCAAGGCGACGAAAGGTATCTGCATTCTGTCTAACATAGTCAGTAGCATTACCATTCAGTACCGCATTGCGATAGCCAGATGATAGGTTACCCAAGGATTCGCGAACATCAGCAGAAACACCCTGCATACCGCCAGTGATAGCTTGAGCGTATTCAGGATAAGTCGCCAGTAATTGTCGCATGCCATCGCGATCACTATTCGCGTACGCCTCACCCCATGCTTTTTGGAATTCACCAAGTCTTTCTTGAGCTTGATATTCTCCGATAGTGTCTTTAATTCCCTTCAGACCTTGCAAGCCTTGCAATAGAATATTGTTACCACCAGACCGAGCTATCTCATTACTTCTATTGATAGAATCAACTACGAAGTTAGCATCACTTGCTTGCGGTGCATTTGAATTATTTAAGCCAATAGAGCCTAAAAAACCAGCTCCATTACTAGGCTGCCAAGTTGCCATTAGAATAACCCCCCAAGCAATCCAAGTCCGCCACCAATTGCAGCGCCCCATGGACCACCAATAGATGCCCCAGCCATTGCACCACCTAAACCACCCGTGACCCCTTGCTGAAATTGTGACGGCCGATTAGCCATAGCCGCTTGAGCATTTGCATTTTGTTGTAGTAATTGCCCCATGTTGTTTGCGTAGTTCTGACCAGCACTAGCCTGACCTTGCAAAGCACCGAGACCAACGTTGGCTAAGTTCTGGTAGTTATTCATTTGGTCAGCCAGCCAGCCTTGTCCAAGTGTAGGGGCAATAGATGCAAGCTGATTGCTTGTTGCTGTCGAACCTAACCCACCAGTAGCTTCCGCTCCAGCTAATTGCTGATAACGTGCTTGATTTGATAAATCGTTAAATGCTTGAGAGTTGTAGTATTGGTTTAATGCTTGTCCTTGACCTTCTAAAGAAGATAAGTTTTGCAACTGACCAATATACTGTTGGGCGAGTGGAGTAAACGGCGCAAGGTTTTGCATGTTTGTCTGCCACATTTCACGCTGTAACGCCGTGGCTTCACGAGTCGCATCAGCTTGAGCGCCTGCACCACCATCACCGCCACCCTTCATATATCCATGCATTGGTAGTAGTGAGTTTCTGAATTTCTCTGAAATAATCAGCATTTTAATAACTCCTCGTACTGTTCGCGTTTTAGTTGATAGATGGTGACACTTACTGGCCTGCCGTTACTGATATATGCATCGTCTAAATGTCCGACACGAGTAGCGCCAAGCATTTTTATAATAACGCGACCATATTTTGTGGTATCAGGAACCATAGTCACTGAGTTAGTGAATTGACTATTTTCCAGTAACCACTTGCAGAATAATTTGTGTGCTTCAAAGGCATACTTTCCACGGAATCCAGCATCAAAGATGGCGTGACACTCAACAACTGTATGCCAAAAATTACGCACCTCGAAAACACCAACCAATAGAACTCCCTCATAAATACCCAAGTAAAGTGCATCAGGTTTAATGAAATACTGATCATTGCTATCAACGATATTTCCCGTGTTCGACTTATCATTTAAAAACTCAGATAGTCGAACGGGGTTATCAATAATTTTAATTTCCATTAATCTATTAATCCGTGTGAACGCAAGGAGTCTTCAAGCGCCTTGATACGTTGCCTTGCCTCGACTAACCCACTTGCTAAAGTTTGCATTTCTGACCGTGTGTAGTCAGCGCTGAATGAGTAGGATTGGTTAGCATTAAACGAGCTCTTAAGTGCTGTACCTGTTGCTGAAGTGAAACCAGTAACACGCGTGCCGACAACTTTAGTTCCGTTTACTGAGTAGGATGTTGAAACATCTATAGGAGATAAAAGCTTCTGTTTTTCTGTTTTACTGAGAGAAACGTAGTCAACTCTGATTTCAGATATTTGACCATCGAGGTCTTGTATCTTTATTTTCAGCCCATCAACGTCCTGCTCAACGTTAAGGACTCTTACCTCTAACTTAGATAAATCCTCTTCTGTTTTTGTGATTCGCTCTTCATGATTAGCTAACTTAATACCATGCTCAACAATTGTCTGTTCGGCATCACCAAGCCTTTCCTCATGATCTGCAAGAACAACATCTTGCTCATCATTCCTCTTTTGAGCATCGAAAGCTTCAGCGCCAGCCTCATTTGCACGACCAGCCACCTTCGCCATATCATCAGCACCGCTAAGCACTATTCGTCGATATGTTTCGCTAAAGTTAGTCGGTAGGATATCTGGAACAATGTAAGAGGATTGAATTTCTATGGGTTTAGAAAGATCTTCACTTGCCATCATTCAACCCTCATCGATAGATCGCTAAGTGTTACAGGCGACTTAGTAATAACGCGAACTTTAAACCCTATGTTCTTTCTCACTCTTCCAACTCGTCGCCATAAAACACGTCGGTCATATTGGAAAGGTGAGTTTTGTTCAATCATTTGCTCACGACCAAAGTTAATGCCATCAGTCGTTGCAGAGAGAAATAACTTATCTGCAATCTGAGCAACGCCTGTTGATGCCTCAAGCTCTAAATCGAACACCCTTGCATTATCGGCTTTAGCCATCGGCGTATAGAGGATGTGCTCTACTTGCTTGTCGTACTGAGATGATTTATTGAAGGCAAGATTTCCAACAACACCATCGCTCTTATCTGCAACAGTGATCTGATTACCTTCATACATAAAATCAATTGCACGATAGGTTTCGTCATACAGTCCAGACTTTAGAATGCACCACTGCGGGTATTGCTGGCTTCCTGCTGCGTCAAAGCAAAGTGTATGGCGCTGTAAGTGAACAATGAGTAACTCATGACCATCAAAACGAATATTCTCAAGAACTGCCAGTGACAACTCGTCTGAAGTATAACTACGGATGATCTTATCAATGCTTGCGGTAGATATTTGACTAGCAGAACCAGAGCCGAGAATATAGACAGACGGCGCTCCGCTTGCTGGGTTACTGATGAATGCAAATGATTCTCCGAACTTACACTTAGCATCACGACCAGCAATACCCATCTGAACCATATAAGATGGCTGTGGCGCATATATTACTTGTGACGCACTCGTTGAACCGGTAATGGTAAAATATTCAATGGTTGACGAACCAAAGCAAAGCACCATGTCGCGCCAAGAATCGATAGCAATAATGCCGTCAGGCTGTGATTCAGCAGTGTAGAACGGACGATAGCGATCAGGTTTTGACTCATCCTCTAAGTCAGTAACGCCAAACCTTTCACCGCCTTTCTGCAACCAGATGTAGCGCCCTCGGTTACGAGCAACATCGACAACATCACCTAATTCGTATTGAGGGTATCTTTCAACTACCTCTAACACTTCTTGCGTCATTACAAATTCAGTAACGTCTTTGGCTGTTTGTTCGCTAGATTTAGCAAGGTTCATTTTATACGTGACTGTAATTTTACCGCCTGCACGCTTAATGCCTTCGACTATAACGTCGGTAAGATAAGGTTTCTCATCATCTTCCTGTTGGGATAATTTAACGCCTACCATTTGCTCAGTGATAAGCATCTCATTACCGGTTTTACCATCAGAAGTTTTAGGCGTGATTTTTAACGTTAAGAACCCATCCAGATCATCCTTTGTGAGTGGCACAAAATCATCATTACCTTCTTTGTGAGTCCATTTTTTAACGTCACGCTTATAGCCCTCAGTAATTACCTCTTCCTCTGGCCAGTTAGATAACTCTTTAATCTCACCGTCATAGCGATAGAGTTTTAACTTACCGCCTGACGCTACTGCTTGACTGTAACCAGAGTGCGCCATAGTCACCCTGTCTTTATCTTGAATGTCAGCAATGGCATTCTGTCCACAATAAAGCTTGTTACCACACACTCGATAGACTGTGTTGTTTTTCGTGTTGTACTGAACACCACGAGATACACCATCGACACTATGACGCTTTTCTAATGCAGGGAACGAACGCAAATAACCGGACGAATTCAATACCTCTTTCGGTGTGGCCAACATATTGACTGGAAGACCATCAATATAATCTGCTGTGTGTGGGTCTTTTCGCAAACCTCTAGCCAGTGGAATCTTTATCTGTGGCATTGAACCCCCTTTCGACGTAATAGTTATCTACGCCTAAAGCTGTGTATTTATTACCTTGACCAACTGGCATATCCCCACGCCTATCAATAGATGGAACCTTAAGCGTATCAAGTAATAATGCATCATAAGAAGAAGATGCTGATGCCTCTTGTCTTGGTGTTGGATCTAGCCCGTAATCAGTTAATATTCTTAGCAGCAATTGGTAGCCGATAGCTTGTTTGTATTTGCGAGGTAAGCCAGAATCATCATCTGGTGTTGGTTGCTCATCTTCTAGTGAAAACTTATAACCCAAATCACCAAATGTTATTTGTAGTTCGGACATCATATCTTCTAGATCATGAATACCATCCTCTACCGATTGAGGCTCAGCATCAGTTAGCGTCGCATCGGAAGCAACGCCAGCCTTACGCAACGCAAATAGAACAATTTCACCTTTAGTCAGTGTCATTGTCATTTGTTTCTGCCTTCTTAGTTGCTTTGGATTTCTTTACTTCTGGCTTAGTGATTTCATCAACAGAAGAGACGAAGCCAAGTTCCTTAAACGCAGGAAAATCACTAGCCACAATGACAGCCTGTACATAACCAGCATCATTGTTAGCCCATGCGAAAACGCTTTTACGTTCCATATTTACCTCAAATAAAAAAGGGAGCCGAAGCTCCCAAATAAACAACGAGGGTATTAGACATTTCCGAAGAATTGACCGCCAAAGTGTGGATTAAAGCACACATAGGCAGGCAGCAAGTCAAAACGCATCATTTGCTTGTTAGCATCACCATCAGCATATTTGTGTACACGGATAGAGAAACCTTCATATGTGGCCACTGCTGAATCAATGCTGTGTAATTTTGGCAGTGGGATAGTGCCCAAACCACAGAACATTTTATTAAAGAACAGATTAGGCTTCATTTGCTGCTTAGCAGTACCGATCACCACAACCTCATCACCTGCCGCTACTTTGCGATCAACTGCGTTGTACTGTTCGTTTACTGCGTCATACACCGGAACACCAGAAAGTTTAACGGTGACATCACCAGTACCATCAGAGTTTGCATCTTCAAGAACGGTGGCGGTGAAACTAATAGCAGTAGAACCGTTATACAGAGTTTGCTTGCTTTGCTGATTTAACCAATGTGTCGCAGTGAATTTAACCTGATCACCAGCCTTAAAGAATCCAGTCTTGCTTGCTGTTGCGCCAGTAAGAGTGATAGTGAACTGATAGGAATCTTTAATAGCAGTGTAATCCACTGTTGGAGCTGTTTTAACAGTCAGTGTTCCACCAAAATCACCTTGCTCACGAGATGCTAAGCCATTTGACATTAGAGCTTTAATACCGCCAAAGTTACCCGGAATTTGTGCATTTTCCCACGCTGTACGCACTAATTGGTCAGACGCATGTAGGCCAGTTTGTGCATCAGCAAGACGTTGAGCAGACCACGGATCCATTACTGCGTAGTTATCGCCAGCTTTAATTCCAATGTCTTTCAGGAACGTAGCTGTTTGAGCAACATCTGACCACTTAGCAATTGGTGAATTTGGCGTACCAAGTGACAATGCACCATTGTTCATCATGAAGTGAGCTAATTCAGTTTCAAGATCAGTGACCATTCGGGAATGAATTGGCGCTAAGATTTGGTCTAGCTGATTTAACTTTAACGCTTCTTCAACTTGCGCCCACTCAACAGCGACAGTGATATAATTACCAACCCGACCAGTAGCCTTACCTGAAATAAGGCCATTTTTTGCTTTACCAGTAATGTCGCCATCAGCTGTACGCTCAGAGCTGAATTGATGCGGGCGCTTAAAGCTGACACTTTCGCCAGTGCTTGAGTTGATTTCTCCAGCCAGTAATTGGCGATCAACTGTCTTACATAAAACTAAGTCGGACATGAAGCCCGGTAAAAACTTTTTAAGTACAATCTGACTTACGTTTGAATCTAAGTTATTAGCCATGTTTTACACCTTGTTTATTCAATAATTGCGCCGGGGCACAGTTTGTTTAATTCATCAGTCGTGACGCTTCCCGCCCCACCTTTAACTTCCGGCTCAGGTCTAGGTGCCTTCTTTGGTTTTGGTGCTAACTTAACTTTTTGGCTAAGCTGACCAATTAGGAATGCGGCACGTATTGGGTCTTTCTCAGCTGTAAGCCGCTGGCGCAATTCTTTATTCTTACCAAGTGCATAAGCAATTAGCTCAGTACCTTCATCGGCAGCTCTAAGTAAGATTTCCTGATGGATGATTGGAACTTCATTAGTGACAATCTCTTCCATCTCAGCGTAATCTTTTACAGGTAACTTAGATGCTCGTTGCTTATGATCTTCCAGTCGCTTAAGGATTTTTTCCTTGTAGTCGAGCTGCTCTTTCTCCTTGGCTTTTTTACTCTGATCAGCACGGCTTTTTTTTCTCATACCAATCAGTTAATGCCTTCTCGTATGCCTCTTCACTCCAATCACATGACTCTAGTGTTGGTTTCTGAGGTATTTCATCATTATGATTAACCGCTGGCTCTTGCGTTTGCTTGGCTGTAATTTCCTCAAGTTGGCGCCTTAGCTCACGGTTTTCTTTCTGAGTATCTTTAAAGCCTTTTCGAAGGTCTTT